CAGCTGACTTCCTAGAACCAACGTATTTCTTAGATCCTTGTGGAGCAGGGTCAACACCAAAAACAGTAAAACTAAAACTATCTCTTGCCATAGTAAGCACCCAAAATAACTACCCAAAAGAAAACCCCTACCGCTCCGTTTAGGAACGATAAGGGTTGACTTGTGTTCAACGAATTAACAATCAGCAACAAACCTAGAGCGTAGCCTATGATCCATTGCTTCATGTATTCAGTTTAGAGCATTTTAGAATGGTGCGTTTGTTACTGCAACAGGCTTATCAATTTGAGCATTGTTGATGTCTAGTTTGACTTTACGACCAGGCTTACCAGTCTTATCTTCAAAATCTTCAATCTTCGTAGATAACTGCCCAAAAACTGTTACTTCAGACTCAACAGGAACATCGTGAGCTACAGCAAACCAGACTGTCCAAGTGCGTGTGTAATCTTCACCTGTAGCAGACTTGTAAGACTCAACCAGAGATAAACCCTGATTTGATGCCCCAAATACTTTTGAAACTTTGCCCGAAACTTTTACAACGGCCATAATCTTTTTTTCCTTTTCTAAATGAGTTTTATTTGTTTTATTTGTTGCTGTAGAAAGTATAAAGCTACGGAGCGACAATATGTGCAGGATTTACGCAGTCTTTATGGTTACATAACCTGAACCCTGGCAACACTAAATCGCCATTGCTGTTTATAGGATCTAAGTTATCGTTTAGCAACCCATGATGCGGGGTGCAACGCAGTTTGCCGTATTGAATTGTTAGAGCAGGTTTGACTCTGCAGCTAATACACTTTAGATCACGCCTGCCCCGCTTCTCTGCGTTCACAACCCATTTGAACCCGCAACGGCAACATTCAACTTGGTTATCTTGCACTAGGTATCTCCCTTATACGACTTCTACTTCCATCAAACACGCTATCAAAACTGCCTACCGCTCCATGCCTGTTCTTTACAACATCCATAACAAGTAATGACTTAGCCCCAAACGCTAAACGATCAGGGTGCATCCCATTGATGATAGCTGTATCTCTAGCAACATCATGCTCACTCTGTTTCCGAGATAGCATCACAATAACATCCGCATCCTGCTCAATCTGCCCACTATCACGCAAATCCGAAGCATTAGGGCGGTCATCGGGCTTATTGTCTACTCTACGATTCAACTGTGCTAGAGCAACAACCGCCACATTAAACTCTTTTGCCAGGTTCTTCAAATCAATGCTAATCTGACTGACTTTCTCATAAGCAGATGCTTTTGGGTTGCTTGCACTAATCAGCTGCAAATAATCCACCACAACAACCTGAACATTACGTTTAGCCTTCACCGCAACAAGATACGAACGAAGTTGAGCTACAGTCTGCCCACCCTTATCTGCTACAAGCAACCTGTTATCAACCTTTGCAATCATCTCTCCAACCTTAGTTTGCTGATCCTTAGACAAATCACCACGCTCCAAAAGCCCTAAATCAATGTCAAGTTCCCCCGCAACAACACGCTTCAACAAATCAGTTTTATCCATCTCCAACGAGAAAAACAACACATCTTCAGTGCGAGCAATCTCCCAAGCAAGCTGTAGTCCCACAAGCGTTTTACCTACACCAGGTCTAGCACCAAAAACGTATAATCTTGACTGCTTCAACCCCACGATAAGAGAGTTTAAGCCTGCAAAACAAGTCTTAATCAACGCCTTCGGAGATAACACGTCATTTAGCATCACTTGCAAATCCCACGCCAAATGCGGTATCTCTACAGCCTGCACAACCTTCAACGCATCAAGTTTGCTTCTCAACGTGTCTATACGTTCACTAACATCCCCATCATCAGCCTGACTCTAACGCAATCAAAACAAGCTGCCTAGACACACTCTGCTCAACAACCTTAGAAACATAAAACGGCAAGTGTGCGGGAACAAACGCTATCTGCAAACTATCTAAAACACGTTGCCTAACAACAGGATCACTAACCCGCTCCAACACCAACCAAACATCTAACAAACCCTTCTCCGCATAAACAGCCTGCATCACACCATAAGCCTGCCTAAACCAAGGCGAATCAAAATCATCAGGCTCAAGCTGAACATCACGAAAACTAATACCCCTAGTGTCTAACAGGCAACCCACAACAAGTTCTTCAAAATCAATAGACTGACTCATCACATTTCCCTTTCAGCCTGCGAAGCAGCATCATCTAAACACTTATACCAGCGTGCAACACGTATTTCATCGGTATACGCAGAACTGCAATCGTAGCTCCCTGCAAAGGTATTCAGCAAATCAGACACCTGCAACGGAGACAAAACACCTGCAACACGATCACAACTACGCATCATCAAAGGCGAAGCAAAAGTGCTATCAAACACAACTTTTTGCTTAATACTGTTTCCTTCTGTTTCATTACTGTTTAGGGGGGTGATATTCAAGGGGTATTCTTCGTGAGTTTCAGGGGGTATTTCCTGTGAGTTTCGGGGTGAAATTCGGGGTGAAATTAGGGGGGTATTTTTATCTAAACCAGGTAATAAGATTGCGTATCTGTTTGCTCTTTTGCTTTTATCTGAACCCTTAACCCACTCAAGTTCGCCTAACTCTTTTAAACGCTTCAAAGAGCGATCAACAGTATCAACATTGCATTTCAGCAGCTCTGCAAGAGTTTCCCTAGTCGCATACATACCTTTAGGCTGACGAAACTTTACCAACGCCAACAGAATTAGTAAATCGTTTCCACTAGCCTGACTGTTCTGCCAAACCGCTTCATAATCTTCAAACTTGTATCTTCTCGTCATTTTGTCCTATTCTTCCTATATTTTTACATCTTGCAAAAGTAGTTTTAGAGCAAGTTCAGCCTGTTGCGGAACAACACCATTACCACAAGCCTTCAACTGATCGTTACGCTTCAAACCCAAATCATCTGCAGTAACCCAACCTTCAGGCAAACCCATCATCCACTCAGTGAACTCTGCAGAAAGTCTATGATTACCATCCTTCCCATCAGGCTTAGTAGGTGCAGGAGCAGGGCGTGTAAGTTCTTCCCACCTACGTATTGCAGGTTCAAACTTGCCCCAATCAGTCTGTGGCACTAAATCAATAGCAACATTAGGCAAGTCAACTTGGTGGCCCGAATCCAAGCGTTCTTGACTCGTCTTGAGATTACCCTTTACGCCATCTAAAGCTTTTGGCGTAGGCAACAAAGAATTAGCAATACTAGGGCTAACCTGCAAACCATTAACGGCAGCTAATTCTGCAACCTGATCCGCAACCTTCACCATCCTGCCACGCTCACGAGCCTGCTTTTCACTAATAGCACCCCCAGTAGAATCCGTGACACTAGGCGTACGCAACAACTCAGGCTCAGGCAACTCATTTACAACTGTTTCACGCAAGTTCCTATAACCACCAGGCGAACGCAACTTTAGTTCAGCAATCTGTGCAGGAGTTTTTATTTCCCTATGCTCCATAGTATTTGGGGTTGGCAACAAACCCGAAGCTAGTAAATCTTCAACAAATTCAACAGGGTTAGGGTTACTGCCTTTACGGAACTCTGCACTTCTACCGCTAGTTGCTGTTGTTGGAGTCCCCAGAACTTGGGTAGGCGATGATAAAGACTCTAAAACGGTTGTGTGGAGCTCCTGCATCGGCAGCTCGTAAACCACACCATTTCGCATCATACCCGATATCGGCCAGCGACCCGAGAACGGCTTGAATTGCTGTGAAAACAGGTCTGTCTCCCCAATCATCCAAATCTTCCTGACTGTATTCCATTCCGTTATCTGCTTTAGCACTTAGTAAACCCCTTACATTCTCAATAACAACCAACTTAGGCTGTAGTTCTTCAATAGCCCTAGCAAACTCATGCCAAAGCCCCGATCTAGTTCCTTCTTTTAGCCCTGCTCTTTTACCTGCCAACGATAAGTCTTGGCAAGGAAAACCACCTGTAAGAATGTCCACTTTCTCTACTTGTGTAAAATCAACTTTTGAAACATCCCGATAGTTCGGCACACCAGGGAAATGCTTTTCCAGAATTGCACTAGGTGCATCTTCCCATTCACAATGCCAAGCCATCTCTGCATCAAGCGTATTTAGCACCGCCAAATCTAGCCCACCATAACCGCTGAACAAGCTGCCAATCTTTAATTTACTCATTTTGTCCTTATCGTTTTATGTTTGGATCTAACTTCCATAGACATCAAAATTAGGTCTATGTCTGAAACTGTTGCTTTCTTAGGTGCGATAACGTGTTGTAAAGCGACACAATCCTTATAACCGCAAATCCTTACACCAGGCATAAAGAGCTTGCCATTATCATCTATCGGCAACCAGTCATCGTTTAGTTCACCTGCCCAAATGTAGCACCATAGAACACCTAGTTCAGGGTGATCTGTTCTTTTGCTTTTATACTTTTGCAGTCCGTTAGATTTGCGAACATCACTGCAATCTTTACAAACATTAGGGTCATCACGTTTACGCTCAACACGCTTCAGGTAAGCATCTTTACTAATCCAATTACCGCACCAAACGCAGGCACAGTATCGGGAATCGTCTTTTTCTTCGTTGTCCATAAATGGTATCTAACCACATACGGAGCAAAAACACCTAATCCTGTGTAAAAGCGATAAGCGTGTTGAGCCTAATAGTCTGCTCATTTAGTCGAACAAGGGTTTTACCCCTAAGAACAGGGTCATCATTCAAAGACACGACAAGCTCCCCCAACTCCCTTATGTGAGCGGAGAGAACCCTAATTGCCTGCAGTCTTATTTCCTGTGATTCCATCTGCCTTACCTTTAATTGCTTCCAGAATAGCAGTAGGTGCTTTACCTTGTTTAGCTTCGTTATACAGCGATCGTAAACCTTCAATGTCGTTTATGTTGCTGAGTGCTAACTCCCAGTTACGAGCAGTTTCAGTAGTGCTTAATCTTGCTACTTTACTCATCTCTTGCTGACTAGGGCGTTTACCTTTAGGGCTGAACTCTCCGCCAAGCATAGAAATTGCTCTACCTAGTGCAGACGTGGCACAATTTTCCACAAACGAAGTTTTGTTTACAGGTGAGCTGCCTAAACGTTCTTCAGCGTAATCAACAGTCGCAGGATACAAATCGTCTTTATGCAAATACACTTCAGCTTTGAACACGACTTGTTCAGGGGTCATGCTAACAAGCTCTAAGTTGAATCTGCCTTTGTCGTATCTGCACCAGAACAAATCCACTCTCTCTTGAACGGTTTGATATTCTGCAAGATTGAAATGTGCCATTAGTTATCCCCTGGTCTAGTTGCAGTAAGTATTGCGGTAATCAGTTCTTGGCGTTCTTCAGGCGTGAGTTCAATCTCAAACTTAGTGTTATAGCCAAAATCACTTGTAGCATTTTCAATAATAAAATTAATATCACCATCACGCCCAAATACAAATGCCTTGAAGTTGTATCTTTTAATTTTCTTTTCGCTCATTATTTCGCTTTCTTTATTGTTAGGTATGGGGCGTTTCCCCCACGTTGACTTAGCGTAACTACAACCTGCCCATCAATGCAACCATTTTTAGCACCATTCAAAGCACCAATAACTCTTGATTTCATTTCTCGCAGGTATGTTTCAGCTTTATCAAAATCTGTTTGAGCGTTCATCAACTCAATGCCTAAAGTTCCTAGTTCTTCATCTCTTGACTCAATACCAGGGGAGAGTTGTCTAACAGTTTCATAGGTTGACTCTGATCCATCCCAATCAGGTTGAACGTTTTCCAAAACATACTCACGAAACTTACCTACTTGTTGCAAGATAGAAGAATACTCAAAGTCATCCCAAACAAGCTCATACTCTTTATACCTTCCCGCATTGACTACAGCAAATACGGCACGTTTCAAATTAAAAACACCCATATACCAAAAGACTTGAGCCTTATAATGCTCTGGTATTGCATCCCAATAGGTCGCAGTGTGCTTTATCTCAAGAATGTAGCCTTCACCGTTTTCGTCTAAACAAATGCCGTCTGGGTTAGCATGCATCCACTCAAAACCTTTAGCTGCGTATGTCCCTACTTCAACAACAACATGATCAGGGTGTTGCTCTTGATACAGCTGACGTATCGCAGGTTCAACAAGCGTTCCCAAACGCATCGCAGTATTTCCAACGTTTTGACGTTCAACCTTGCCTGTCTTTTCAGCCCACAAAGTAATTGCACTTGTCCAGGGGGAAAGCCCCAGAATAGTGCCGATTTCTGATCCTGAAATAACGCCTACTTGATTGCGTAGCTCATGCCATTCAGGTGAATTGTTTTCGTATGTTCCTAAAGAAATTGCGTTGTCTAGGATTTGTTCTATTTTGTCTTTGCTCATACATAAACTATAGAGATGACCACCGACAAATTACTTATCAATCGCATCACTTTAGATCTGCACGAAGCAATCACAGATTTAGATGGGGTGGAGTGTGAGAAAGTGCCTGAACTATTTTTTCCTGAAGATTTTGGTGTTGGCAGTCAATCACGCATCAGAGATGAAGCTATAGAAACTGCTAGAGCAATCTGTATGAGATGCCCTGTTTTAGATAAGTGCCTAAAAGTAGGAATGTTTGAAGAATACGGTATTTGGGGTGGAACTACGCCTGAACAGCGTAGAAAAATTAGACGTTATGAGCAAGACTAGCCCTAAAACAGCCCTGTAAGCCCGCTACACGCCTTTTACCTATAAATACGAGTATCTATACGCTGAAACGCCTATTTAGCCTTATCAGCCTGTTTTTCTGCTTTTTGGATAGCATCATTAGCACCCTTAGCAACAGTTTCACGAGTAGCCGAACCTGTAGTGGCAATGGCATAACCTACCGCAGCTACAACACTCAACATCAACGTTCCCCAAGCAACAGCAACACCGTTCAACCATGAACCTGTTAGAGCTGCACCAACACCCGCAGAACCACCCAAGATAAATAGGAAGATACCGAACCCACGCCAAGCAAGTTCACCTAACACACCAAAAACCGCTTTCAAGCGTTCACCAATAATCTTCTTCATCTCTAACCCTTATTCTCTAAAATGTGCTTCAACGGATCAACTAAATCTTTATAGGCAGACAAGTGAATGCCAGGATTACTCCAAGCCTTATTCGCCTTACCAATACTCAAGTGCAAGTGAGCTCCAGTAGAAGCAGAACCAGACTTATATTTACCGCCACCAACTTTACCCAAAACAGTTTTACCGCCCACAACCTTATCGCCCTTGACTAGCTCTGACTGCTTCGCCAAGTGAGCATAAAGCACCCAGAAACCATCTTTAGTTGAATGAACCAAGAACCAACCTAAAACATCACTCCACTCATTGATAAACACAGTGCCATCAGTGATCGCTTTGATTGAAGATAACTCTTTAGGACTCCAGTCCTGACCACGATGCGGTCGCCCATTACGGTAAGGGGCAAGATTACCGAACTCATCGCCACGAGTAGCAGGCGGAAACGGCTCAAAGTATTTTGCGGTCATAACGCTAGTTTACTAAACGCAATAAACGCTAAACCTGCTCATCAGGTAGTTCAATGATTTCAACAATGTTGTTTAAAGGATGATCGTGAGTTTCATCACAATTCTCACAATACCCACCCAAACCATAAACAATCAAATTAGCCATTATGCCACCTTAAAATATGTGTATAAACCGTTAGCCCCAGCCATAGCTGTTGAACCCCAAGTTGAAGGTAAAGCACCAGTAATACCACTTTGACCATAAGCATAAGTTAAAAATACTGATTGACTAAGGCTTGGCATTTGCAGAATAGGGAAACCATAAGAACCTAACGTGTAGGTAAATCCAGTAAAGGATGCTGAACCAGTTTGAATACAGCTGCCAATCCAATACCATCCAGGACTCAAACTTGCACTGACTACAGCTGAATAAAATGTTCCCGCTACCGAATAAGCTATTGAACCAGAATCAACAACAAGTGAACCTGGAACACCATTATTGTCTGTATAAATACCTGACCTAACATTTCCTGCGGTAGTTATTGTGTTTCCAGTTGCAACACCGATTTCATTTACAGTGCAAGTAGTTGAAACATACATCGGGAAAAGACGCATATCGTTGCCTAATGTTGCAAAAGACTGATTTGAAGCAATAGAACCAGCAGCACGATAATAAGTGCCACTTCTCATACCAAATGTAACTGCACCTGGCGATCCTGTTGCACCTGTAGCACCTGTAGCACCTGTAGGCCCTGTCGCACCTGTTGCACCTGTTAAACCTTGCTCACCTTGTATTCCCTGTAAACCTGGTTCACCCTGAATACCCTGCAAACCCTGAATACCCTGTTCACCTTGCAAACCTTGTGAACCTGTAGCCCCTGTATCTCCAGTATCACCCTTGACACCTTGAATACCTTGAGCACCTGTCGCACCTGTAGCACCTGTAGCACCCGCTGGAATACCAAAATCAAATACCGCTGAACTAGAGCTTCCAGAGTTTACGATTGTTGGGGTTGAACCTGAAGCTAAACCTACAACCGATCCAACAGCAATAGTTGCAGCTGAACCGTTAGCACCTGTAGCACCTGTAGCACCTGTTTCACCTTGTGGCC